GTCGGCAGGCTTCCTCGGAGTGCCCTCCGTCTACTATACCGAAAATTCGTTTCCCTTGGTATTGCGCCTTTAGCCTACTTCCATACTGTGCGAAGAACTCCTCACTCTTCATTTTGTGATGCTCAAACACACCGGGGTAGCACTTTTTCAGGTAGTCAATACCTTCTACCGGATGTGGAACACCCATCGGCTCAGGGTCCATACTTATCGCCCGCTTTCCTCCAAACTTTGGACTGTGGGCTGCGGTGAAGGCACTGAAGACTTTGTCAGCGTTGACCGGGCTAGATTCGATGAGGCGTGTTTCCAAGAACCCATCGGTGAGAGCCTCCAAAACCATAAACATCGACTTGCCCCACAGGTGCCCCGTCTGTATGACCAGTTCCGGTTTATAAAACTTCACCAAAGAGTACAGCAGGAAAGCGACATCGTCAACCATCCACCCACAACCAGTGGAAGCTCCAGTGGTGTTTTTGAGCGTCTCAAGCCTATCGAGATTTTTCATAATGAACCTGCACCCCTTCGTGTGTTATGATACGCTCCGCAGCTTTGCTCCGCCACGGATTATGACTATCCGGTCGTCCCAGACCTTCTTGGTGTTGAACTCCCTTAGCTCGTGTTCATAGGGGAGATATGGCAGGACCTCCTCCTTTGCCCATATGTCCTCGATGATGTAGATGCCGTCCGGGCTTAGCAGCAGGGGAATCAGGACCTTGGCCGTAAGGACTTGGTGTGCCGACCTGTGGGAGCCGTCGTCGATGATGAGGTCGCAGTTCCCTCCCACCAGAGCGGCGGCGGCACGTAGGGACCCCTCGCTTCCTTGGTCGCACAGGAAGGACCTTATTCTCCCCTCATTCACCAGCACACCATACTCCAAGTTGTCCAGCCCATATATCTCTGCCTTCGGGAAGTACTCCTGCCACATGCGCAGGCTGCCTCCCCGTGCAATGCCGATTTCCAAGACTTTCCTGATATTTCTTCCCCTGAGCAATTCGTGGTAGAAGGGAGTATACTCGTGATTGATTAGCGGGGTTTTGTCGGTCACCCACTTCGCTGCCAGTTTACAGAGTTCGGTTTCCATAATTATAACGCTCCTTTTGTAATTTCCTTTATTTTATCCCATGACACCGATGGGAAAGAGGGGGATGGCACTCGTTTGACGGCGGCATTAGTCTTGTGGATAGTAGATACCAGCAAAGTTAAGTCATTGAGGTCGCACCAACGGTCCATGGGAATCTTTCGCATGAAAGTGGTATCGGCTCCCTGCACAAGATTTTCGAACTTGTTTTTCTCCCAGATGGACCGACGCCACGCCGGGGCGGCAAGCCATCGCTGCGGAGTAAGATTCGTGTAGATGAATCCCCGTTCGGTACCATGCAAGTAATAGTAGAGCGTGGTAGTTCCACAAATGTCATAGTGGGGGTCGGTGAGAGGTTCAACTTGTTTAGCTATTCTATAGGGAGCGTACCAGTCGTCATCATCCCAAACTATGTCAACTTCTCCCGTGGAATATTCCATGCAAATATTCATGAGTTGCCCATGACGGAGTCTCTCGCCGGGCAGCCGGATATATCGTATGCGGGGGTCTCCGGGAAGCAGGTCCTTGATGGGGTCGGTGCCGTTGTCAACGATAATCCACTCTACATCCGGGTATGTTTGAGATTGGAAACATGAGATACACCGGGGCCAAAACTCCCTGCGATTGGCGGTGGGTGTGAGACAAGAAACTACCACTATTTCTCTCTCCGTTCCCGGCGTTTAAGCTCGAAGTTTCGCAGGTAATCTACCGCCGCTTGGAGGATAACTTGGTTGTCCCGGAAGGAAGCTAATCCCCAATCACAACGGGTGCAAAGCAGTCCTCGGACCTCCCGTGTCGCCGGGTCTCGGTCAATATGGGAGGATGACCGGTCCATACTGGGGATGGGGTCATGGCAGATGGCACAGGCCCGATGGAGCTTTTCCCAGAGAACAACTATCTCCGTATCCGACATGCCGTTCTGGTACTTGCGCACGTGAGGGGTGTTCTGCTCCTTAAAGCAGAGCTTGCACCGGCTACGTTTGCCACTGGGCTGGGATTTACAGTTGCCAAAGTTATCCAGCGGCAGCCACGCCTTGCAGCCGGGGCACCACTTTTTTTGGCTGTCAAAAAGACGATTCCTTCCCAATTTACCTTCTCCTATCTCGGTTTCGTTTTCGGCACTCCATACAATAACTATCTTTGCCGTTAGGGTTGCTTTTCTTATTTCCAAACTTATTTGAAACTAACCATCTACGACAACTATTACACCAGATATCCTCATCATTAAGCATACCCCCCTCCCCGTCTGTTTGCACTTGATTACGACCGCAATAGGTACTGGTCTGACTGTGGCAATTATGGCAAATTTTTTGAAGATTTTTCCACTGACAGTCCTTAGCGTTACCGTTTTTATGGTCGATAGCGAATCGTAAAGGGTTTTTATTCCAAATAGGACCTTGACCACAAACTATACAAATTTCGGGAGTAGTGGAATAAAACCGTCTTTTGGCTGCCCAATAATGTTTAGAATTTATGCAAAATACCTCATCATCACTGAGTTTATGTTTAGGCAACCAATCTCCGGTGAAGTGTTTGGTGTTTAACCCCAACTTTTTTATCCACCGTTGGGGGGCTTGGTTTCCTCCTGTACGTTTAAGACCGAGACGATGAAAAAGTTCACTCCAAGATTTAGAGTTCTCTACAGCTTTCGGCAAGTCGTCTGGATTCCAAAGGCGGGGCCTTGAATAAGAGTTTCCACGCATCTGTTCACGATGTTGTTTTTTCCACTCTTCTGTATGGGGTATTCCTTTTGGTCTTCCCATTTTTAATTAACCTCCACATTAAGAACCCCATAGTTGCTTTTTTCATTAAACATAATCCCTCTATGAAGGGGGGGTCAAAGTCCATTTTCTGAAAAAAGTTTCTTGACTATCGAACTCACTTATTGAGGCGTCCAAATCGGACACAGGAGAGGATAATATGCCCAGACTATCGACTACTCAGATTCTTCAATCCACTAAGAACTACACCGTGTACCCCACGGTCCCCCTTGCGCTGACCCTTCCCGCTATCACCACGGCAAATGACTTGTTCGTTTGTCTCGTGTTTGCACAAAGGTCTTCGTATGGCTTCAACACCGACAACCTGACGACGGAAACCGTCGCCCCGGTGGTCTCCGACGACAAGAACAACACTTGGACTCTACAGCAGAGTCTTCTCAACTTGTATCAGGAACTTTCCGCATCTCCGCCACAATCACCGCCTGTTATCTCTCCTGACGCCTCGTGGAATTTCCCGAGCGTGTATCTCTTTACCGCTCCGGTCAGTGCCGCCAACGGAAAGACCATCTACGTCACGGACGCTGGATTGGGCGACTATGTTTCGTCCCCGCCCGTTATTTCCCCGCCCCTCGCCTTGGGTCGCCCCGTATTTGACGGCGGCATCCGGGCATTGTTGCTGGAAGTGCAGGGTTCTGGCACCGACTCCGTGGACACATCCGGCAAGACCACGGGTGGTCAGACGGCTCTCGGCTATCATTTGATTACCCCCGGTGGAACCAACCGGCTGGTCGTGGAAGCGGGCGTGCTTATCGACAGTTCCGCCCTCGGCCTCGGTACAGGAGCGGGCTTCGTATTCTCCGAAGCCTACCCGGCAGGAAGCTCCTACATTCTGGTGCAGGCAACCACCCAGACGACTGCTGTTGGGTCGGCAGGGTTCTCCAACCCCGTGAACTATGCGGGCGGCGTTATCGCCATCGCAATCGTGTAAATAGCTTATCCACCATGTGGAAGGAGTAACGAACCCGAGGGGTACTACATCCCCTCGGGTTCAGCTTTTTAAGCGGCCAATTTTTCCCGGAAACTCAGTATTTATACTCATGATACTTTTGGACACACTTTCCCTACTTCCCCAATACTCCACTTTTTCCATATTTTATGTAAATTTTCCCATTTTCATTAGCAAGACCGGTGCGGCAGCCGGGAAAGCGGTCATATGACCAGATGATGGAAACCACTCCATAAACTTTGACTACGGGGTTGATTCTATGGAGAGGTCTAGTGGCACACATCATCTATCTTTTGACCAACACGGTGAACGGTAAAGTGTACGTGGGTCAAACCTCATTTACCTTGGAGAAACGCTGGCGAGAACACCTTCGACTAGCTTTCTCCAATAAACCCAGAAAACAGCGGCTCCACTGGGCCATTCAAAAATATGGCGCTGAGGTTTTTGTCAAAACCACCCTTGCTACAGCCGCAACTCCAGAAGAGTTAGATAAACTGGAAGAACAATACATCCGTCAATTCGACTCCACAGACAAAGCCAAAGGCTATAACGATTCTGCTGGAGGTGGAAATGGAAGGTTGGGTGTACGAATATCCGAGACGACTCGGGAGAAGTTGAGGATTGCGTGGATAGCAAGGAAACAACGGGGTGATTATTACAAGTTCACCGCTCAGGATTCCGCTAAGGGTGTACAAGCTGCGGGAGATAGAAATAAAATTCTTTGGGAGGACCCCCGATACCGGCAATCGCAGTCCAAAAAGATAAAGGACTCATGGTCTGATAAACGAAAGAAAGAACAGGCGGAGAGAGCACGTCAGCAGATGTTGTGGAAATGGAAAGATAGAAAGTCTGATTAGGAGGATAACTACTTTGGAATCAACACCTTACATGAATAGTGTCACGAGCGCCCGAGCCATGCTTTTAACTGAGGAAGAATCACTGGAGGGCGGTACGACTATCAGCTTGGAGACCCAATCGGACCTCCAAGAGGATGATGTTTTTACCTACATTCAGGAGAACTTCCCCAATTTCCTGAAAATGTTGAAGTACCTCAGCCAAGAGGACCAAGATATGTTGTTGAGTTATTACCTACTTGGCAAAACCCAGACCACCTTGGCTACCATCTTTAAATCCACCCAGACAGTCTGTTCCTTCCGCATCCGCATGGCAATCAAAGTCATCGGAGCGTTCCTTCTTTTCGGCGAACCAACTGCCGAGATACTGGCGGAGATACTTTCTAGCGCCGGGCTGGAGGACAGCCTCAAGGGCGGACTGAGCAAGGCGGTCATTGAGTATGCCAAGTGCCGGTCGTTCCAGCAGGTCGCCGAGACTTTGGGCCTACACCGCCCTGACGTGCGTCGGGCGATGAGCCGGGCGGCTAGGACCCTCCTGAACTCCAAAGACAGCCGGGAGGCGGCAATGGCGGCTTGGATACATAGTCTGGTGGACAAATCCAATCCCGTGGGGCCGGGATACAGCAAGAGGAAGCTCTTGAAGGAGGGTCATCTTTATAGAACAGACCCGGATATTCTGGGGCAATTTACTGTGAATATAGAGGATAAAGCATTTGAATCTCTTTTTGTTTCTCGGGCTAACAGATGACCGGTAGAAATATGAACTTTCTAAAGCACTTGTAGGAGTAAAGTTCATGTTTATCTATCTCATTGTTAATCATAAAACTGGCAAATACTATGTTGGACAACATAAGGGAAATAACTTAAGAAAGTACCTTAAAACTAAAATGTCCGTCGCTAGGCATAATCAAAAAGGGGGTTCTCATCTTTTTAATGCAATGCGAAAATACCCCCAATCTTCTCTCTGGTCAATTCATGCCCTCCGCTCTGATATTCAAACACGAGAAGAACTTGACGAGACCGAGCGGGATTTCATCAAGTTCCTGCGGTCGCAGGAGCCCGAGTATGGGTACAATATATGCCGGGGTGGGGAGGGGAGAACAGGACCACAAACGAAAATAGAAAAAGCCAAACGAAGTCAGTCCCTACGGGAGATGTGGCTCAAGCCCGGTCACCGTGAGAATATCATTGCAAAAAATACTGGGAAAAAGCGGTCTCCAGAGGTTGTCGCTAAGCTCACCCATGTTTTGGAAAATGCCCGTAGATTTCTACCCACTGAACAGAGCGAGGAGTCTAATAGAAAAAGGAGTGCGGCATTATCAGGAAGAATCATACCCGATTCTGTGAGGAAAAAAATTAGCCAGAGGTTATTAGGAAGAACCTTAACCAAAACCGTAAGAGAAAAAATCAGCCAAACACTAAAAGAATCACTTAAGCATTTACCTGTGTCCTCCAAAGCTGCCGCTGCAAGAGTTGCCAATCTTAAAAAGGGTAGATTAAAAAAGAGGAGACTCCAAGCTGAACAAGCAAAAACACCAAAACCCCCCTGCTCCGTTAATGGATGCAAGAGAACCTATAAGGCGTGCGGTTTATGTGGTGCTCACTTACGCCGTATGTACAAATACGGAAGTCCGTTGGAGGAGAAACCAATCAGAAATGTTAGGACGGCGACAATAATCCCGGTCAGAGCCGCCGTCCCAGTTTCCACGGAGCGAGAACCCATTCAAGGGTCATCTCTGTGCCCGTGGTAGAGGGGGGCTAAAGTCCCCCTATGCATCGAATCCCGAACCTGACTCCACTCGGGAACCGACCGGGAAGCCTCTATTGAATGATACTGATATTCACCCGATTTATAAATAGATTATTTAAGTCTTATATAATAAAGGACTTACAGGACTATGTCGAGACTTGTCCAAACAAAAATGCAGTTGTCTTATCCGCCCCCACTCCCCCGGTCTTGTTCACCCGGATGTAGCTCCAAATCAGGCAGGAGGGCGACCACATGGCTTGCGTGCCATCGGAACTAAAAGAGATATCCTGCTCATCGCCGCTGTCCCCGGTGACGGGTGGAGAGTAGCTGGCGGGCCCGGCGAGGTTTCCCGTAATGGGCACACCCGCAATCGCCCAGCTTCCGCTGGGCGGGCTGATGACACTGGGATTGTACAAGGGGTCACACAGGGGGTTGTTGGATACTTCAATCCACGTGTCGCTCGCCGCCTCCAGATTGATGAGGTGGACGGACAGGGCGGAAAAATTCTCGATATTGTACCACTGCCCCATTAGCGCCGGGGCGGATTGAAAAATTGTAAGGTCTTTTGGCGTCATAATCTTCTCCCTAATAAGGGCGGGAAAGCCCAAATTTAGAGTGCGGGTTTACCGACCAAGGTGTGGAGTTTGGGCACTCGTATCCGCAACTTGGTCCTTAGCTTTGCCGCTCTGGTCATCACGCAGAGCTTCTCAAAAACACCGATGGTATGGTTGAGGGTCTCGAAAAGTGTGGCATTAACCACGGGAATTGCTACGGTCATCGGCTTCATAGGAGTAGCGACCGCCCCCATGGCAAGAGATTTCTCTTTTACAACGCCCTCCGGGGCAAGGTCCGTATTCAGTGATTTCATGACTACTCCTTTACGAGGGAGATAAGTTGTTCAACTACCCTCTGCATACCATTCGTGATGTTGGTCTGATTCGTGGCGAGGGCGGTCTGCTGGTCGAATATCCCCCGTAGCAATCTGAACTGCTCGGTATGAACTTCGGTCTGATGCTTAGCTTGCTCCATGAACTGCTGGACGCTAGCATTGAGGTCTTTAATGTCTCTCGTCTGGTCCGTAATCGTTTTGGAAACCGCAGCGAAAGCATCTTTGAAATCCTTGACCTCTTTGGCGTGAAGCTGCAAGTCGGAATGGCTGGCCTTGATGGTGTCAATCAAGTCCTGTCCTTGTTTCTCCAACTTATTTAACCACCCCCGACCCTTCCAGATGAGAACTACGATAACCGGCCAATGGAGGTTCTTGACTAGGGTTAGGAGCCAATCCAACGGGCTTAACTGAGCGGCTGTTGGGTCGATAAAAAACGTAGTAGTCCTTCAACGCACAGAGTGAGTTCATATATGGTTTGGGTAGTGGTGTGTTTCCACTTATCTCCTGCCCCGGCCCCCCATACGGGCATTTCCTCGCACGTTAAAGGGGTTTCTAACCACTGAAGTTCCGGGGGACATCATCAATGAACTCTGTAACTTACGCATTCTTTCTATGACCTTGATTTCCGTCATAGACACACTATCGAGGTTCATAATAGGAACAGGGGTTTTCATCAACTGTTCCTGCATTGCCAGACTGGTGCCTCCGGGGTCCTGTCGCAGCCCACCTTCTTCCATCAACCACTTCTGGGCTACCCAAGCGACCTCTTCCACGGCATCGCACATGTCATCCGTGGCTCCCTTCTCCTCGGGGGCCTGCACTCGAATCTGGTACTTGCCGACGTACTCTGCTTCTACCAGCCGGATTTCATCCATGAACTTGGGCACATAGGGGAACCGGCACCGCTTGTTATCCATGTAGCCTTTTAAGCTGAACGCCATCTGGCTATTGATAACCGTGGTGAGGTTGATAAGCTCCACGTTGTAGATTTGGTTTATCTCCAGCAATTGGACGAGTTGCTGACCGCCATGCTGGTCAGTGACTCCCCGGTAGCAGGGCATCACCCGGTTGAGCGCCCGGAGCCATAGGAGGATGTCCTCCAAGGGCAGGGCTTGATACTTGACATATTTCTCAATTCCGGGGAGCATCTCCACGCCGGGACCCTCGAATTTCTCCCCCACCATCATCCGGTCGATGTAGTCATAGACGAGGGTGATGGGGTTCTTGCCGCCCGTGTGCTCCAAATGACCGATGGCGACGGCTGTTGCATTTTTCATCATGCCAAGGTCAACTCCCCAGAAATATTGTCTGCCCACGCAGGAAGGGTGGAACCGAACGAGGTTCAGCCGGGCGGTGCTGGGGATGGGCTTGGGGAATTGTTCATCCGTGTATTGTACATCCGTACAAACCCGAATCTGGGCCTCAGTGACGTAGGTTTCGGAGGAGTCCAAGAACTGCCCGCCATACTCCGCCTTGAAGGTCAGGGAGTTGGTCTCGTACTCGTCGTGCAGGAACTTAGATAGAATCTCGGGGTTCATCTCAGCGGTGGAAACCCGCATGGTGAAGATGTTGGAATCTTTGCCCTTCTCCAGAGCTAACTTGTGTAGTTCGTACATCTTACCAACACGAGTCATGGGAGAAGAGATACTGAGAACGAGCGAGTCCTGAAACTCCCGGTACTCCTCGGGAGGGAGCAACTGCATGGTCTTTTTGCTTATCCACTCGCCAGTGGGAAGCTCGGCGTGGTGGAAGTTCGCCGTGGAGGGCTTAGCGGCTCCGTAGACCTCATCCGAGGTGGAACCTATTTCCGACCGGAAGTGAGCAAACTCGTCCAAGGCCAGAAACACGTTGGAAGGCGACCTAGTTGCATTAGTAGTACACGGCCTAGATTCTACTATTATTGTAGGAGTAACCTCGGGCTTACCCCGGTCCGATTCCGTCACGAACTTCAAAACACTCCCGCTGCTGCTCTTGAGGTAGGGTCCAAAAAACGGTGCTCGGTTGACGCCTTCCCGCAGCTTGTTGTAGAGGCGGTTGGACCCGGAGTCGTCTTGCGCCAAGAAGGTGAAATCAATCGGACTGCCAGGGACGAGACCAAAGTACTCCTGCGGACTTTTCTGGTTAAGAAGTTGGTATAAACGATAACCTCCAATAGCCGCCACTACTTCGGAATTATGGGTGACATTGAAGTTTTTTCCAAAAAGATAGAGTCCAGAAGGGTTATTCACGGTGATACAACGCATCTTCATTCTACCTGCTGGTTCTATGTTAACAATATAACGCCACCTTTGTGTAGATTTTAACTTTTTTGGGAGCCTCACCAACTTTCTGGGTAAGCGAAATACGGGAAGTGTAGCCGTCCATTTTACTATGTAAGCAGTTTTACACCGCTTGGGACCAGTTTTACTGTTTGTACAAATGGGAGACTTTTCCGACCAACGGGGTTTTATTCCTAAAGAGGCCGCTAAATGGTATACGCCCTCAGAGAGGTTTCTGTTAGTATTAGAAAACTCACATTGACCATCTATCATGCAAGAGCCGTCTGTATCCATTAAACCTTGAAGAAGACTAAGACGTTGTTTTTCAGATGACCAAAGATACTCTTGGGGGATGTGTTTATTGCCATATACCCCTAAACGCCTAAGATGGGGTATCAAACCGTATACTGACCACTCTTTTGGAGAAGTAACACTACGTTTAACGATGTACCCGGCTTTCGTAAATTCCCGAAGTATTTCCTCATCCAAACCTGTGATTCTTCCCGATACCTTACCTCCATCACCTAACCATGCCCCAAAACAATAAGGGTCAAGCGGGAGAATTTTATCGGGAAGACTGATAGATTTTGGTAAAGCTATGGCGTGGTTTACTTGTGGTGATTTGCTTGGATTACTCTTTTCCAATAGAGTATTGCGGATTTGCTCTGTAGTCCTGACATTGCCTATAATGGGGGAAGAAATGCGGGGCATACGAAGTTGATGTCCCCTGATGAAATCAAATACATGCCCCTTCTTTATACCTTGCTTAATGTAGTTACGATTTGAGATGGGAGCATTTTGATTACATCCACATCTACACTTTCCCTTTAGTATATCAGGCATCGCTTTCGGAGGAAGTCTTCTAAGAAGGTTCTTCCTCTCTTTTCTTGTAAATGTAGTCCATAAGTGCCCTCCATGAGCATATGTAAAAGTACCGTCATCGAAAGTAACTTTGAATGCTTCTTCCTCGACTATTGGATGAGCAATAACTATTTTATGAGGAAAACCATCCTCCCCTAAAACCTCATCTCCAGCCTTAAGGTCCCCATTATGTATAAACCCTGTAGGGGTTGGGATAAGTTCTTCAACAGAAAGCAGTTTCCCACCACGTCTTCCGGCGATGATGCAGGCTTCGTTGTATCCCCGCTCGGGGATGTCCCGCCAATCTCCAATATTACAATTATGTGTGACGTTGAAGTTTTTACCGAATAAAAACAACCCAGAGGGGTGCTTTACTGAAATACAACGCACCGTGGTTTTGCCAACGGGGGCAATGTTTGTAACATAACGAAAGTGCCTTTTTGACTTTGGTTTATCGTCAGTCAACAAGGCCAACTTTCGGCTAAGTCTAAACACTGACAGGGGAGATGTCCATCGCACCCGATATTGCCGCTTTTTTTGGTCATGGATGGAACGTCTCAAAGCCGGTGGAAGTTTTTCTTTCCATCCCGGTTTGAGACCCAAAGAGGCGGCTAAGACATAAACTCCCTCCGAGAGGTTTCTATTTGCATTAGAAAATTCAACTTGTCCACGCTTTGAAGAACCCCCATCGGAATCCAATAACCCCTGTAAAAGAGCTAATCTCTGACTGGCCGAAGCCCAAAGGTACATGTCAGGTATATGTTTATTGCCAATTAAATTCAAAGAACACATAATGTCCAATAAAGGGTTGTTTTCACGGGATGATAAATCCCCACCCCGTTTTCCTGTAGTGATGTAATAAACGGGGGCAGATTTTTCAATGCCCGCAGGGGACACTTGTAGTCCAAGCTGTTTGGCATATTGATATAGATATTCTACCGTTTCATTATCCGAAGTAGTTATTCCGGGTCTAAGCGCAATTCCATCCCCTAACCACAATCCTAAAAAGTAGGGGTCTATTGGAAGTTTTTGAGCGGGCATCTCAACGACATTAGACAACTTTACTGCGTGGTTAGAAAAGGTAAATTTACCATATTTCTTTTTTAAAGAAGACATCAATTCCTTGGTAGTCTTGAGGGAGAAGGAACGATAATATATTGGTCTATTCTTAGAACCATACAAATATCGAGTGTGCTTTTCTCGAAAAGATGAGGTTTCCCATAAGTGTTCCCCGTGCGCCAATACGGAGGTGTTGTCATCAAATGATACCTTATAGGTATCATCTATAAATGGTTCTTGTGCCCAAATTACCTCTGTGGGTGAACCATCTTGAGAAAAAACTATGTCTCCAACCTTCAAATCCCCCATTTTCACAAACCCGTTTGGAGTAGGTATAAGCTCATTAACCTCCAGTGCTCTGCCCTCTTCATGGAGAATGTGGAGGCATTCCTCTTCGGACACGATGCGGAGGAGCTTCTCCCGGAACACATCAAACATGGGGACGGGTTTGGGCTTGTAGTCGAAGGGAACGGCGAATATCGCCTTGACAATCATCCTCTGAATGGGGAACAACTCCACATTGAATCCCTGTATGGACTCAATAAAGTCTATGGCGTTAAGCAGTTGGGGAGCATTCGCTATCTGCTCCTGCACCAGCTTACCAATCATCCCGCCTTTTTTGAAACGACTGCCTCCAGCCATAATTCTCCTACATAAGGGTTCCATAGAAAAAATTAATGTAACTTTGGTGTATCTCGTGGTATACTGAGAGTGGGAGAACACATGACTCAAGGATACATGCTGGCTGACAAAAACTACGAGCACCGGGTACGTGAGGGAAAGAAACGTGAGTTGGTTATCACCGCCCGGCTGCGAGCGGCTGGTCATACGGTCAGCGATGTTACCGCCAAAGAAGATATGCACGACAAGATTGATGCCGTCGTGGACGGGCGCAAGGCGCAATACAAGTTCCGGAAGACCGGGACCGACATCCTGTTCGACTACGCCGAGCCGTTCAGCGGTCATTTCAACCTGCCCGGCACCCGGACCCCCGACCCCGAAACCAAGCTCGGACGTGACCTCGTGAGCAAGGCAGAATTATACGTGGTCATGGTCGGTCAGCGGCTCTGGCTGGCGGAGAAGAAAGCTATCGTGGAAGTCATCAACAAGCTGCTCGTCCTGTGGATTACTGAAAATCGCAAGCTCTCCAATCGTTACAAGCATGAATCTCTGCCCGGCGTAGAACTGAACTGGACCACCGACCACTCCAACGGTCGGCGTAAGCTCGTGTTCTTCGTTCACCCGCTGGCGGTGGATGCGGTGGAGGTCGCCTAATTATCATTGTTTTCTACGGATTCGTAGGATGAATGAAAATAGGTTTGGGTTTGTTTTTCCAAAAATTACGAAGACATTTTCCAACCTCTACCCATTCCTCATAGGAAAATTGCCGCCCCTTTCCAAAATTACAACGGGAACAGGATACTACCACATTATCTTTGGAGTATCCCTTATTATTATCTTTCCTATCAAGGTTATAGGAGAATCCGTTTTTGTTTGCATTATACATTG